GTTACCTTTAATGAATCAGAAACGGTCCGTCATGGCGGACCTTTCGACCGTGGTTCAGCAGATAACTATTATCGCCGTTCGTCTCGTCCTCATTTCTTTATTGGCGATACTCATAATTCAGAACTTGTTGAATTAGAGAATATGACGGAAGACCAGATAAAAGAATATAATGCTGGTTGGGAATATAATGAAAATGTTAACAGAGATTGGAAGTGTTGGTAATGATATTACTTGATTATAATGCAATTGCTATTGGCAATTTTGTGGTACAGAAAGTAGCAGTAGATGAGAATATGATCCGTCATATGATCCTTAACTCTATTCGTATGTATCGTCAGAAGTTTGGCAAAGAATATGGCGAGATGGTTATTGTTGCCGATGGTATGAACAACTGGCGTAAAGATGTGTTTCCTAATTACAAGGTAAAGCGCAAGAAGAACCGAGAGGAATCGTCTATTGACTGGACTGAAGCCTTCCGTATTATTGGTATGGTCAGAGATGAGATCAGAGATAACTTTCCTTATAAGGTAGTGCATCAAGATGGTTGCGAAGCAGACGATTCTATTGCTCACATTGCTATGTCGACACAAGAGTTTGGTCGCTACGAACCAGTAATGATTATATCTGCAGACGGTGACTTTAAACAGTTACAAGTTCATAAGAACATTCGGCAGTATTCTCCTCTCACTAAGAAACTGGTTGTAGAAAAGAACCCTAAATTAGAGTTAGCTAATAAGATCCTTAAAGGTGACTCTGGTGATGGCGTTCCTAATGTTATGTCTGATGATAATGTTTTTTTAGAGAGCAGGAGACAGAGTATCTTATCTGCCAAGAAAAGAGAAGCACTCCTTGACGATCCTAGGGCGCTTGGCGAAGAGGTTTATCGCAACTATTTGCGTAATAAGAAACTTATTGACTTGTCAGAGACACCAGCTTCTGTGGTTAATAATATTATAAATACCTATGATAGTCAAGATCCTTTATCTAATAAAGGTAAGGTTCTTAACTATCTTATTCAGAAACGATGTAAATTACTAATTGAAAGTGTAGGAGAATTTATTTTATGAAACTTGTATATGAGGTTCTTGAAGAGTATAACAAGGCCCGAACAAAAGCAGACCGTGTAAGGATCTTGCAACAAAACGAAACTTGGGCTCTCAAGGACATTATTAGGGGCACTATGGATACTAGTGTAGAATGGAATTTGCCAGGAGGCGAACCACCTTATGTACCAAATCGCCCTGAAAGTACCCCGTCAAATCTTTTTAAAAGGCACAAAAGTTTTATTAACTTTGTTAAAGGAGGGCCAGGTGACAGCCTGCCCAAAGTAAAAAGAGAAAAGCTATTCATTGGCCTTCTTGAATCGATTGACCCAAATGACGCTAAACTCGTAATATCTATGATCAATAAGGAGAAACCTGTAAGACAGCTAACTAGGCCCATTGTAAATGAAGCCTATCCTGGCTTACTCCGAGATGAGTAGTAATTACATCATAACTCAACTTCAAAGGCCCATTGCTTGCAGTGTTGGCCTTTTTTGCATTAAGGAAACTAAAAATATGATTTCAGCACAAATTGAACGTCTACGAAAAGATTCGAGAGAATTAGGCTCATATATTAAGAAACTTGAAAAGAAAGGCAGAAGTGATCTCATTCATAAGGTCTCTAAGAAACAACAGTTCATTGACCAACATATCGAAGACGTCCTTACCGTGGTAGACAATCGGCGTGCAAATTAATTAAATTAGGGGGTTTACATCTCCACCAAGGTATGGTATAATAAATAAACTAATTTTGGTGGAGATGGTATACCATGAATATTTTTATCCTAGACAAAGACCCAGTGGTCTCAGCACAGCTACAGTGCGACAAACATGTAGTCAAGATGATTGTAGAGTCAGCTCAGATGCTATCTACAGCACACAGAATGTTAGATGGTTACATGGAAACTCGTCCATCTAAATCTGGTAAACGCATGGTTAAATACTATGTACACCAAGATCCATACCTAGAAGAAAATCTATACAAGGCAGTTCATCACTATCACCCTTGTACCGTATGGACTTGCGAAACTAATTCTAATTACAATTGGCACTACAAACACTTTATTGCTTTGTGTGACGAATATACTTATAGGTATGGCAAAGTACATGCTACAGATACTAAGATGCGTGACTTACTTAGACGTCCACCTGTAATGACTAACTACAGTAATGATGTTACACCATTCAGACTTGCAATGGCAGACTATCCAGAATGTATTGCCCTTGGTGATCCAGTACAAGCATACCAAGCCTTCTATCAAACTAAACAAGACCGTTTTACAATGGCTTGGACTAAACGTGATATACCGGAGTGGTTTAATGTTCGAGCAGCTTGAGTACAAAGTTGTTGAAGAAATAAAATTTGGTGACCCTAAATCCCCAGGTACTTGGCTTCGATTAGAAGTAAGTGAGAAGGGTAACCATGTTATAAGACTTTGGTCCGGAGCCGGTAAGCATAGGCAATGGAAAGTCATGTATAGATACAATGTTGAAGATAATTGGAACTCATGGAAGAAACTATTTAATGCCAAGCTACACCCTAAAAAATCAAAAGGACGAAAGACACGATGTGATAATGTCGTGGACGGAACTCCAAAGTCACCTAGAAAAAAATCCAAACCTAAAGCTAGTGCCAAGCACACCAAAAATAGTAAGTCAGCAGGGAACAAATCTAGGAAAAACAAGTGACGGATATAAAGACTTGTTAAAAAATATGAAAGCACATGCTGGTGAAGGGGCTAATATAAAAACATGAGTAGAAAAACCACAAAGAGTATGCTGCTCCGTATCGATGATATGTCTGAATTTAAACCTATTACAGAAAATCAAAAGCTTGCTGTAGAGTCATGGGACGAGGGTGATAATCTTATCTTGTCTGGTTCAGCTGGTACTGGTAAGACATTCTTGGCTATCTCACTTGGTCTTGAAGATGTATTAGATAAAGAGACAGAGTATGAGAAACTCACTATCGTAAGATCAATCGTACCTACACGTGATATTGGATTTCTACCAGGCAATGAGGAAGAAAAGAAAGATGCTTATACAGCACCGTATCGTGGCATTCTTACAGAAATCTTCCAAGATAAACTAGCATGGCAGAAATTAACTGTAGCTAATGCAATAGACTTTGAATCGACATCTTTTATAAGAGGTGTGACGTTTAGAGATACTGTCATTATTGTAGATGAAATGCAGAACCTAACTTTCCATGAATTGGATTCTGTAATCACAAGAATTGGTGAAAACTGTAAGATTATATTCTGCGGTGACTTCCATCAATCAGACTTCCGCTTTGAAGATGAGCGTGACGGTCTGCCTAAATTTATTAATCTAATTGAACAACTAAAAGATTTCAGTACGATTAACTTTGACTGGAAAGATATAGTTAGGTCAGGTATTGTTAGAGATTATATCATGACCAAGGAGATGCAAGGAAACTTCTAATTATTATGAAAACATTTATTCACGAAAAGGTTGACTTAGGATATGATGATCTTAAAGCAATTACCCTACCGAGTGGTAGAACATATATCGACCCAGAAGGTAACCGATATCCTAGTATCACCACTGTACTCTCAGTACTTAGTAGAGATTCCATACAAAAGTGGAGACAAAGAGTAGGTGAAGTTGAAGCTAATAAAATATCACACCGTGCTTCGACAAGAGGCACGGCAGTTCATGATATTGTTGAGAAGTATCTTGATAATGAAGTTGATCTAACTAAATATACATTTGATGTAATACAAAGTTGGAAGAACTTGCAGCCTATTCTTGACGAACGCCTTAGTGTAATCTATGAACAAGAATGCCCTCTGTACTCTAAATATCTTGGAGTTGCTGGTAGGGTTGACTGTGTTGGTGTGTTTGATGGAGTGCCTAGTATTATTGATTTTAAAACATCACGTAAATTAAAAAAGCGTGAATGGGTAACAAACTACTTTCAACAGGAAGCCGCATATGCTATAATGTGGGAAGAACGCACTGGTATGCCTATTACAAATCTTGTGACTATTATGGATGTTGATAATGAACAGCCCGTAGTATTTAAAGAACATAGAGATGAATGGGCACCAAAACTATTAGAAACTATTGAACTATATCACGCAGAAGAAAGAAAAAAACCTTTATGAACATCTTCACTACACTTAATCTAAGAACTGAGTTTGAGTCAATCGTTGCGTTTGGTAAAAAATATGATTTGCCTAACCACAATAGTGATATAAATAGTCTTGTATTCTTTGTTAATGAAGGGTATAAGAAAAATAGATTCCGCAAACATTATGATCGTGCACTTGAAATAGCGGAGAGTATATTGAAAGAACACGATGGGCAAGACACTAGAAAAAGGCTCGATATTTGAAGCTGCAGACAAAGACGGTGATGGAGTAGTCACTGACGCAGAGTTTGCACAACACGAGAGAATGATTCGCCTAGAAAATGAAGATAAGAAAGAAGACGCTCAAAGAGCCATGACTTGGTTTGCATTAATGGGTATGTTATTATATCCGTTTGCTGTTATGGGTGCAATTGCTCTCGGAGGTATGGAAGCTGCAAAGGTACTAGGTACTATGTCTGCTACATACTTTGTATCCGTTGCTGGTATTGTTGGCGTATTCTTTGGTTCACAAGCATACTCAAAAGGTAAAAGCGACACTCCTAAAAAATAGGTTATATAATGAAAAAAATGATATATCAAGTCTACACTGGCAAGTCCTCTAGGCTATATGATTGGTGTACTGATAGTGTAGAAGCATATGCAAAAAGAATTGGTGCTGACTACATACAGCTTAACGTACCTGTTCTTAAAATTAAACCAGATCCATTTGTTACTAATAGAAGTAAAGAGTCGTACGAGAAGTATGGTGGCTTTTTACCTATCTATGAGAAAGAGAATGCATTTAAATACTTTGATAGATATGATCAGATTGCTATTATTGATGCAGACATCTATATCAGAGACACAGCTCCCAACATTTTTAAAGAACTAAAACCAGAAACAGATTTTGCTGGTGTATATGAACGTGAGATGCCAGTCACGCCACAGTATGGTGCTAAGATCCGTAACTACTCTCACATGCAATATGGTAAGTTTGAGAAGCACTTTGACTTTAATCATGCATATGGTGCTCCGTTTATGAATATGGGTATGATGGTTATGAATAATTCCTTTAGTAAATATCTTGGTGGATTATCACCAAAAGACTGGCTTATGCAACCGGTCTTTAAAGATTTTATTGATGGCTTAGGAGCATGGAAATGGTCAACAGATCAGACATTACTTAATTGTTTTATACGCTCTAAGAATATGAATGTACAGCATCTAGGTTATGAGTGGAATGGTTTATACACAGCTATCCCAGATGATAAGATAAAGGACTGCCACTTTGTCCATTTCTTCTTAAAAGATAAACTACCTGCTGCCGGTGAAAATGTAGAGGAACTAAAACGTATATGCCAAATTTAATCTTACAACATTATGATGGTATCTTAGGTGAACTAGAAAAGGCATCTGTGGCTAACATAAAAGCATATGCTAAAATGGTTGGTGCTGAGTATAGACTTATTGTAGGAAGACCATTTAGAAAATGGTTAGAACCAGCTCCTCAGAAATGTTATATGATTAATGAAGAATATGACGAATACGATGATGTTCTTATGGTAGACATTGATATGTTTACACCAGTTGGTATGGAGATTAATGTATTTGATCAAGTTGGTGTTGGCATGTATAATCCTGTACAACAAATGCTGCACCGCAAAATAGTTAATATGTATCCAGATATTGCCAGTGCTGACTCTCCTTATTGGGGTGGTGCGATATACAAGATGGGTAAAGAGTTAAGAAAGACATTAAGATCAGCTGGCGAATCTTTTACTAATGATGACTGGCTCCAAAACTTTACTCACTATCACTTTGCAGATGAGGGTATCTTTCATGCTTATGCTACAAGAGCAATGATACCTTTTACTAAAGATATGATTATTGATCAGAAGTGGTGTTACTGTAGTTACTTACCTAATGTTGAAGATGCTGGATTTATACACATGAGAACTAAGGTTACACCTCAAGGACCTAAAAGAGAAAAAATAGAAAACTATCGTGATCTGGTAAAAAGAGGTATTATCAATGGCTAATCTAATTTATCAAGTATGGGCAGGAGAACTAAGACCAGCTTGTAAACATAGTTCTAAGCTAATGAAAGAATACGCTGATCGAATTGGTGCTGATTATAGATTAGATATTGATCCTAATATAGCATCAAATTCGTGTGATGTACCTATGTACTTTGAGTGGCTTAATCCTATGTTGGATAAAAGATTTTTAGAATATGACAAAGTGCTAGTTGTTGATTTAGATGTATTTCCTACACCAGATTGCCGTAATATATTTGAAGAGGAGATTGCTGATGTTGGTATTTGTACAGAACCATTCCAAGGTAAGTATAGAGCAAAATCTGTAGTTGGTGGTTCTATCTGTTCTGCTAATGATGAAATATGGTCAAAGCATTGTAAAAGACTTTATAATGTAGATTTACCTAGAGATGATGAAGGGTATCTAAAAGTATATAATGCCGGTATGGTGCTATTCACTAAAGAAGGTTTACTCAAGTGTATAGAAAAGTTTGTAGAGTTTCAACAATATATTGATGCTATGAGAAGTTGTAAGCTAGGTAGATTTTATACTGTAGATCAGAATTATTTCCATGCAATGATGGTAGCACATTTAGATTATACTGAAATGGATAATGATTGGAATTGTTATATACATTATGTAAGAGGACCTTTAGGTATTACTAATCCTATACACGATGGTAGAGGTAGTGATCCACAGCTTGTACACATACAGTTAAGTGGCGCTGATTACTTTGAAGATGATATGATAGATAGAATAACTAATAAACCACAAGGACAATGGAATTTATGATTAATGCTGAATTAGGGCATGTGACAACCTTAAAGGAATTTTATAATGAAATCCGGTCACAACAAGAAGCCGCTCATGGAGATGATTATTGTGCTCAACATGATGCTTTAGTAAATCTTTTTAATAAAGAAGGTTGTACTTCATACAAAGAAATCGGTACACACCAAGGTGGTACAGCAGCTGCAGTTATGCAAACTGGTGTAGAATATATGGAACTGGTTGATATTGATATGGGTAAGTATCGTAAGTTCCTAGCTCCTATTGCTTCTAAGTATTGTAGAGATAATGATATTGAGTTAGTTGTAAAAGAAACAGATTCACTAGGGCTTGGTGCAATTGGTAAAGTGTGTGATGTAATGCTTATCGACTCTGTACATAAGCGACCCCATATGGAAAAAGAATTAGAAATGCATGCTCAATTTGCAAAAAGATATATTGTATTCCATGATACTAGTGCAGTACCTGCTCTATATGCAGGTATCGTTGAATTTTGTAGACTAAATCCTTTTGAGATTATTGAACGTGGTACTGAGAATGTAGGTTATACAGTTATTAAGAGAAAGTAATGAAAGCCTTTGTTATTACAATTGATGGACACTCTGAGTCTGAAAGGGCTTCGCAAGTCTGTATTGAATCATCTTGGAAAGTTAAGAATGAATTTTCTATAAACAGATATGAGGCATCTACACCGATAAATGCAATAGATCAGATGAAAGAATTTGATATAGATTGGAATTATCCATGGCAAGGTAAAGTACACGACTTTGCTTCAGGTCTCATTAAGAGTGCATATCAGACAGCAAATCCAAAAGCACGTATTGCTTGTGCTATGAGCCATTTTAGATTATGGACAGACTGCTATGACATTGGACAAGACTTTCTTATACTAGAACATGATGCATACTTTACCGCAGGGCTCAAACAATCAAAAATAGATGCAATACTTGCTTCAAGATTTGATGTTATTGGTATTAATAATCCTTTAGGTGCTACTCGTAAATCACAACAATATTATGATCAGATGCAATCAAGTAAGAATGACGTATTAGATGTTCCTATAATTGATGCATTTAATATACCACAAGGGCTTGCTGGAAATAGTGCCTATATACTTAAACCAGAGGGAGCTGAAAGGCTTCTCAGATTAGTTTACCAATATGGCTTATGGCCCAATGATTCTATTATGTGTAGACAATTAATGCCTAGTCAACTAGGTGTTACTAAAACGTCCTATACTGCAATACAACATACACGGAGTACGACTACACAATGAAGGCTTTTGTAATTACAATAATGAGTGAAAATAAATCCGTTGAAATGGCGCAGAGATGTTGTGCAACATTTAAGAGACATAACCCTGATCACGAAATAGAAGTATTTACTGCTATTACTCCAAAAGATCAACCATTTAGTTTGGCTGATAAATGGAAAATACCATTAAGAAATTTTATGGAAAAGTATTCCAGATATGATAGATGTGTTTCTGCCTTTCTGTCACATATGTCTTTATGGAAAAGATGTATTGTTCTGAATGAACCAATCATTATATTTGAACACGATGCCATTACAGTCGCACCTATACGCATACCTTATCCTAGAGGCATTATTAATATAGGTAAGCCTTCTTATGGTAAGTTTAAAACTCCTCAACTAGGTATAGGTCCTTTGATCTCAAAGCAATATCTACCTGGTGCTCACGCTTATGTTATCACACCACAATATGCTAAGTTACTATGCGAGATGGCTATAATGGAAGCTGGACCAACAGACGTATATATTAATAACAATAGATTTGCTGGGCTACAAGAAATGTATCCATGGCCAGTAGAATGTGATGATAGCTTTACTACGATACAGAATGAGACTGGTTGTTTGGCTAAACATAATTATGGCGGCGGTAGTTCCTATGAAATCATCTAAACTTTTTATTACAGGTTGTAACCAAACACACTCTTGGATGTTACCTTGGTTTAAAGAAAACTTTTACAAACATAATCCAGATGCAGAGTTAATGGTATTTGACTTTGATGTATTGTATACAGATATAGAAGGATGGTTTAAGAAGCCAGCAGTAATGCTCCATGCTTCTACTCTTGCCGAGAAAGTATGTTGGCTCGATACTGACTGTGAAGTAAAGGGTAACTTAGATGGCATTTTTAATTATATTCTACCAAATAAACTTACAATGGCTATTGATCAACCATGGACTACAAGAAGACCAGATCGTGGTAACTGGTACAATTCTGGCGTTGTAGCATTTCAAGGTCAACCAATTATTTTATCTGAATGGCATAGACATATTGCAGAAAAAATTACTAATGAAGTTGGTGATCAAGAAGTATTAAATTGGATGCTAGGTGGAGACACACTTAGGGAATTACAATATATTGCACATATGCCTCGACTATATAACACACTAAGAATAGATTTTATTGATAATACAGCCCCTAAAAACCATAAGATAGCACACTGGACTGGTCACAAGGGAAAAGAAAAGATAAGAGAATTGATGAATGGTTGATGTTGCACACGTAATTGGTAATGGTAAATCCGCAGGATACTTTGATCACAATGCAAAGGGAGTGAGAATTACATGTAATCTGCCTCCTATGGCTGTGCAGAATGTATTTGCAACTGTTATGGTAGACTTTAAGATGATGAGAGCTATTCAAGAGGGTAGTGTTCAGGTACCAGGCAATTGGGTTTTAGGTCAAAGGCCTAAGATGCATATGGAACAAAATAGTTCATTCCATATTAGACACGCAAGGCAGATCCGTGAATTTTATACTACCCTGCCTGAATATGTAAGAAACTATACAGATTTTAATTGCGGGCATATGGCAACACATTACACTTGTTCTAAGTTCACACCTAAAGAGTGTCATATGTACGGATTTAATTCTATCTTTGACTTTGATGTAAGTAGCAGTACTGATCTATACATGGAGTCTGATCGTAGTGATATGAATAATAATAGACTTGTGAACAACTGGCGAGGTGTATGGCCAAATATATTCAAGGAATTTAGTGATACTGAATTTAAGATATATCACAAGCATGATCAAATTAAGTTTAAATTACCAGAAAATGTTAAAATAGTCATACCATAGTGTTTACATTACTGCTGAAATAGTTTATAATAAATACTATAATGAGCAATAATAGAAGGACATCATATGATTAATACTATACCACCTTCGGATAGTGACGATCCATGTGATGATTGGTCGGGAAATGACATTAACACAAAAACGTCAAAAACGCAAGAAAAGATCAAAAGCACAAATGGAAAGGACCATGCTACAAATATGTAGTGAGAACATCAATATGTATGTTCCTTGGTATATCATGGCAGCGTATGCTTATTATGTAGACGATGATCCAATCTTAGAAGACTATACGTTTGATAAGATGGCAACAAAAATATTAAATCACTATGATGAAATAGAACACATACACAAACATCTATTAACTAAAGATGCTTTGACTGCTGGAACATATCTTGGAGAATATCCATCAAGAATAAAAGGAGCCTTAGATGAAGTCAGACACATCGCAGATGTTGTATCATGAATGGTTGTTAGTGAAAGAAAAAGAGCTTCGTGAAGAAAAAGAAGCAAAAAAACACTTTACAACCAAATCTAAATGTGTTATACTAAATAAGTCAGAAGGAGATATTTAATGACTGTAGAGGCTACTCGGCTAGAAGAACTAAAAAAAGTCTTATCCAAGAATGGATTTGATTATATGGTAAAATTTCAAGACGGTGGTCTCGCACAAGTGAATATTTGGATAGGAGAAAGCAATGGAATTCAATCCTGAAAACATGACTGAGCAAGAGAAAGAAGTCAATAAAGACATTCTTTTATGGGCTGCACAACAGCCTGCTGAAAAGTTACAGGGCAAGCTTGGTGATAAAAGACTTATTGCTGAAGCATATTGGAAAGAAAAGCTAGGAGATACATTATGAAAACACTAACACTTATTACTGCACTAGTTGCAGCCACCCCTGCAGTAGCGGATAAAGTTACTGCAAATGTTACAGATCGTTTTAAAACTGTCTATGAAGATGTCCCTTACACAAAGAATGAATGTGTATTGGTTGATAAGCCTATATATGGTACAACAGTTAAAGAAGGTGATGCCGCTGGTGGCGCCCTACTAGGTATGATCCTAGGTGGACTTGTTGGTAAAGGTGTTTCTGGTGACGACGGCGGTGCTGCAGCTGGTGCAGTAATCGGTGGTCTAATTGGTGCGGATAAAGGTTCTAAGCCTCAGCGCAATAGACGAATTGTTGGTTATGAGACAAAGCAGCAATGCACTGATGTCACATATTATCGTTCAGTAGAGCGTACGGTTTATGATTACTCTGTAATGGAATTCGAATATAAAGGTGAAGACATTACTCTCACCTTTCGTAAGTAAACAATAGGATACGTAGCTCAGCAGGATAGAGCAAGTGCCTTCTAAGCACTAGGTCAGAGGTTCGAATCCTCTCGTATTCGCCATAATAAAGGAAAAGAAAATGGAATTAGCATTCCTACTTTTTGTACTAATGGGTACAAATGCCGAATTAGAAAAAGCTAATGCAGGGTTAGAACAACTTAATATTGAGGTAATAGAACTTGCATTAGAAAATCAAGAGATGTCTGATGATATTGCTTTAATGCAAGCAGACATAGAAGCACTTAAAATTGCTGATGCCAAATTAAATGAAGAAATGAATGATTCGTTTATAAATCATGCAACATCAATTGCTCTTAACCATGCTAATATAGCACATTGGAGAAACGAGCAAGATGAATGGCAAAAAAGATTCGCGCTTGATTTTCAAATCTATAAAGACGAGCACGGTATAGATCACATTAAAGATGATCCTACTGAGTAACGGAGTTTAGCGCAGTCTGGTAGCGCATCTGCTTTGGGAGCAGAGGGTCGTAGGTTCAAATCCTACATCTCCGACCAATAAAGAAAGGATATATTCATGGTTGATGATATATTTGATTTTGGCTTTACAGCCGTTGATGAAGATGAATTAGAAACGGTTCAAGTCACACAGAAAAAAGCAGAGAATACAGATGAGAGGTTGAATGGCCTCTATAATGCTATCGTACCTTTGTTAACAAATCTAAAGAAAAATCCAGAAAAGGATTATATTCTTTGGCCTAATCGTCTCGATAAGATAGAAGAATTCGAGACACTACTATTAAAAATTTACAAAGGAGGATAATATGTTTACTGCAGGTATTATGATGTGTCTGCTAGGCGAACCAATGAACTATATAAATTGTTCTATTATACAATCTGACTTTAGATACCCAACAGAAGAAAGATGTTGGGACGCTATAAACAATCAGATGGCTATGTTACCATTTCAAGATTTATCTGATAGGTATCAGCCACGTTATGCACAATGTATTATGTGGATCGAACCTAAGGGTAATACAACTTAAATAGGAATATATTATGAATTACAGTGAAAATGCTAAAAGATTAAAAGAGGCTTTGGCTTTGGATAATCTAAACACTAAATGGTCTCAAGCTGGTGATAACTACGTTAGAGTAGCACTAGAAATAAGACAAGAACAACTTGAAAGGAAAACAGTATGACAAGTTTTATTATGGATTGGTGGAATTTAATAATGGATCACGAAAAAAATCCATTGGCAAATATCAAAGATTTAAGAGTAAGGCATCTTGTTATGCAGATCCTTGCTTGGATGTGGTGTATTGTCTTTACTGCAATGACTGGTACTTGGATGTATCTAGGTATTAATATTCTATTTCATGCCCTATTACTATGTGGCGTTTTCATAACTGTATCAGTATTTGAAGCAGCTAAACGTAAGCCTCAAATCTTTTATACACTACGTGGTGAAGGAGGCGAACATGAATAAGATAATGCTTGCAATCGTTATTGGGTTTCTACTAGCAGTAGGTACATATCAATGGAAAGATTGTTTAGGAGAAAATTCATTTATGACTTGTGCAAGAATGTTAAATAAATAGGTGTTTAAATTGTTTAAATCTCAATATGAATATCGTATGGAGTATGAACAGGTATATTCTGAAGAAGTTGAACCACAATTAAACTCAGCTGAAGATTGCCACCACCATGCGATGTTTATACAAGGCAATCTTCACTTTGATAATGGTCGTACATATGTATTTAAAGATGACTTTGGAAGATATGTATCTACCTTTGTAAGTCAGTATTCTGATATTATGGAAAGAAACTTAGAGCCAGGTGTAAAAGATGGCGTACTGGCTCTACAGAAAAAAGGCTATCTAACCTTTACCAGTTGCCAAGGTCATGACGATTCTAGGCACAGGTACATTGGTGTTGTATTTAATACAAAAGAACAAAAGGCACAGTTCATGAAGGAGCTGAAAGCCTTAAAGTGCGATACACATTTTTATGATAATGTTATTAATACAGAAGAAAGACCCTGTAAGGAAGTCCCTTGGTGGTCTGAAGGTGGCATTACATTACATATCGTTTATGATGATCAAACTTATAATAACACAAGTCAGATGGAAAGGCGAGAAAAGCCTTACACTGACAGCGATCTAACTAAATTTTGGAACATACAAATGTGGCGCAACTATGCACACTATGAATGTATTGTTTTTAGTTTTGGTTATCCTATGTTAGAAAAGACTTTATGGCAAAGAATACATAAGCATTTGTTTTATAATCATTATAGAGTTACCAGTTCATATTACTCTTTTCTAAATAAAGTTAATAAATTATCAGAGTACCTAGCCTAACTGGTGAATAGAAAAGATATAAATAAGGCATATACAATCTTTTTTGACTGGATTTTAATATGTTACAACGACTAGGTTACCTAGCGGTTTTGATCTTTCTAATTGCCGCTAATACTTTACATGCACAAGATGCGACAGATGATATTATCTACACAGATAATACCAATGATAGCACTGTAGATAGCACAAGTCGATCTACAACGACTGTTAAGTCACCTCCACCTTCTGCTATTTCCCCCTCAATCAATTCTGCTAACTCTGACCTCTGTACTACAGGTGTGACGGGTGCTGTTCAAACTCAGATACTTGGTATTTCAGCTGGTAAGATGGTTCGTGATATGAACTGTGAGAAGCTAAAGAATGCTAAGGTATTATATGATATGGGTATGAAGGTGGCAGCTGTTTCAGTAATGTGCCAAGATGAACGTGTCTTTGATGCTATGATGAATGCAGGTACTCCTTGCCCATTTGATGGTAAGATTGGTGCTGAAGCAAAGGCAGCATGGTTGGCAAATAAAGAATTACAACCAGACACAGATACTGGTTCACTCAACCCTTTAAAGGACTTAGATGAAGATGAGAAATCAACTTTATTTGGCGGCGCTACTGTTGGGGGTCTCCTCCTCCTACTGTTACTCTGATACGACGTACGGAGGAACAACTAACGCAGCCATAGCTGGCCTATCTTGGGGTATGGGAACTATCTTACCTGACACAAGTGGCCCTTATATTAGCGTACAGATCCATGGTCTGACGTATAGGTATAAAATGGTTAAGGATCCAAGTGCGGATGCTACAGTTTATGTGCGTAATGAAGATGCAGTAAATGGTGGTTATGTGTTTGAAGAAGTAGATGATTGGGATGGAATTCCTGGAGGTACAGTACAGAAATATTTTAGATTTCCGTATATAGATTCCTCAAGATGGGGTAATGGATCAATGTCTGTAGAAGGCGATGGTCAGATTGAAGATCCTTTTATGGTTTATAATTACAGACAAGTCATTGATGAAGAGCTTCAGAAGTGTTATCTAACACCATTAGCTGATCCTCAATGCCCTGGATTTGATGATGCGCTTCTAAATTATCTAAATACTATGGAAGAGCCTACAGCAGACGATCCTTTTTATGATGAATGGGTACAAGCTAACTTATCATTAGATGAGGAAGTAGAAACTAAAGAAGAAATCGAAGTAGAAGAACCTGAAGAGGAAGAAGCTAACTTTGAAAAAAGAATGGGAGCAGAAAGTTCAATTGATGAAATGGTTAATACTACAGAACAAGCTTCTATATTGGCAGCTCTGGCACAAGTGCCAAAAATTGAGCCTTACTATATAATAACAATACCAGGTGGTGAATATAACGATGTGTTACAATTTGAAAGTACAGATATACCTGACAACCCTCGTGCGATGCGGAGCTTTGCGACTGATACAAAACATCAGTCAATGGTTCGGTCGCAATATAATAAAGAACAACAGGAGTAACTTATGTTCAAACAAACACTAACTTTAGGTGCTATCGGTGTTGTGTGTTCAGTAGGGGCAATTGCTCAAGCTAACAACACACCAATTACTGGCAACGTATCATCTAAATGTTCAATTTTCACAGACACATCTGGTGTGTATGGTAACCCTACACCTGATGAACTAAGCACTAAAACAGCTGACGGTGGTATAGATCCAGTAGTCCGTTATGATGTTACAGTTGCTGACAAATATAAAGCTAAGATTTCTTGGCCTAACTCATTCTCAACAGCACCTAATCTTTCAGATGGAGTAAACTGGGATGGAGAAACAACAGTTAAGAGCCATTCTGTATCAGGTATGTCTGCTTATGAAGCAGCTAAAGTAGAGTACGACAACGTAACAGAGTTTGATTTAACACTTGCAGGATCTACATGGTTCTCAGTTGAGTCAGAAGCTAAGTATGGTGTTGGTAAATCACTACCAGGTGGCGAATACAAAGCTAACGTAGTTGCTGAGTGTATCGCAGATTGAAATGGTGGCAGTAGTTCATCCAGTAGCTCCAGCGGCAGTATGACGTGTAGAAGGCTAGGTGGGTGTCCGTAAAACTGTACGAAGGTAGAATATTAAGATGATGAAATATAAATTCGCTGCGGCGCTAATACTATTTGCTAATAGTGCCGCAGCTCATGAACTGACACCAACCTATCCTGAGATAGAACCAGCTTATGTTGAAGGTGTATCAGTTATAAAAATGAAGATGTGGAATAGACGAAGTGATGCAAGTTATTACGAAATAAATGTGTATGATGATGAATGGAAATCAGTACCATTTGCAGCACCAGAGAAAGTTATGAAGATAGGGTATCTGGAACATAAATCTTTTGAGTTGTATGTAAGAGATGCTGATTGTGACAAGGTAACTTATATCTGTACCACTTCTAAGCAATTGAAACAAGATGTGCAATCGACAGGAATTAAATCAAGGATTTGTTCGAGAGTAAAGTGAGATGACATATGAGAATACTAACACTATTGTTTATTATGATTGGAGTTTCAGCACACGCTGATTCATCATCATTAAACTTACAATTGCCAGGATCTGGTGGTAATTATCAATCGGACAAGTTTAGAGCCGGTGAACTAGATTGTACTAATGCAATTGGATCAGCAACAAACTTAGAGTTTGGTGTAACTGGTATTATTGATAAAGAGTATTATGATCCTCAAAGAGATTTTACTGTAGGTCAACAAACTGATGTAGGTGTATTTGCTAGAATAACAATACCACTTGGTAAGAGAACTAAATCAAGAATTGATTGTAACAGATTATATGAATTGGAATTAAGAAAGAAACAATTAGAAGTTATGAAACTCGAGAAAGAGTTACAGCAACTTAAAGAACTAACATTCGAGGATTAAAATGGCAGAGTTTGAATTTGCGGGTACAACTTTTAGAGGCGGTAAGATGTTTGCAATTCTTACAGCACTCTCAACCTTAGGCGGTGGTGCCTGGGGTGGCTTTGAAATCTATAAAGATTATATGGATATGAAAGAGATTATCCAAGAGATTGACATTGATGAAATTAATGCAGCTAATGTGTTACAAGTTCAGAAGTTGGAAGATGCTATTGGTTACACTCAAGACATTAAACAGGATTTAAAAGCCGACATCGATAGGTTAGAGGCTCTGGTCGAGTCACTGGAGGGTTCTGTAGAAACATCAGAGAGTAAAGTGCGTTCATTGCGTACAGAAATATATGCAAAGATAGATGCCTTTGAAGAAAGGTTCCGCCTTACACTTAAAGATAACCAAGATGTAATGGCTAACTTGAGAGACAAGATCGCAAGTGAGCTAAGTCTATCAGAAGCAAGGATTAAAACAACTCAATCTGATATTGGTACTACACTAGAAGGTGTTCGTACTGAGATGAATACTGTACAGAATAGTGTTACTAAATCAATTCGTGAAGTCGAATCTGTTATACGAGAGACAGAAAAAGATGTACGAGACACTATGAGAGCTACAGAAGAAAGAATAGAGCTGGATCAATCTAATTTAGAAGAAAGAATGCGTACTCAACTACAAGAAGCATTGGATAATCCACTATCTAATTAGTGTAACATATATGTAACAGAATAGAAGAAAGTGCATTTATTTGCACTTTTTTTGCATTTAGGGGTTTACATCTGTGTTTGGATGTGTTATAAGAGTTATAGAAACAATAATTAAGGAATATAATATGTTAGATTTTAAAACACTTAAAAAATCAATGTCAACAGACAATTGGATTGTCAAGGCTTACCACCATATTGATGGTAAAGCCACAATGGTTGAATTCGCTTCTGGTCTGAGTCACAGACATGCTAAAGAATACTTTGCTCGTTTACGTGATACTAATCAGTTTTCTCAAATAACTATGAAGGAGATATAATATGACAGTATATTTAGATATGGATGGAGTCATTGCAGACTTTTTTGGTAAACTTGAAGACAACTATAATGTCGATCATTGGAAATCAATTAAGAATATCACCAAGACATTGGCAGATATTGCTTGTACTGATTTCTTTTATCAGATAGAACCATTTCCAGAAACTGGTCAAATAGTTGCTCTTGTCGAAAGTCTCTCAGATGGAGATTGGGGTATCTGTTCTTCACCTCTCAGAGGCGATGAATATAACTCTGCTTATTGGAAGCGTAAATGGTTAGAAGATACTGGCTGTATGCCACATGATCTTGAAAAACTTATCTTTACCCATGAGAAACATCTCTGGGCTATTGATCGTATTACTGGTAAGCCTAATGTCTTAATTGATGATAAGCCTAGTAATATCAATGAGTGGATAAATGCCGGTGGTATCGGTATCTTGTTCCAGTGTAATAAAGATGATGTCGAATGGTTAGAGGATGTGCTTCTATCCTATGTGTAACATTATTGTAACACTTTTGCTGTTTTTGAAATTAATTTAAAAAAAGTTAAATTAGTTGTTTACATCTGTATTCGGATGTGTTATAAGAGTTATAGAAACAATAATTAAGGAACTACATTATGTCAAAGATTATCACAGCATTAAATAACTCAATCCGTAACGCAATCGTTAACCCAGAAAATTTAGATATCGATGGTAAGATCATCTGGAATTTTGTAGATGCTGATGCTTACCACGAGTGCTTTAAGTTTTATGCAAGCACAGAAGGCTTCTATAAAGACTTCGATAAAATCGCTCTTGAAATTCGTGCAGAGTTGCAAGAAGAAACTATGTCTAACAATTTTAGACCTCAAGTATAAAAAACTTTTAAAAAGGCGATAATAATACTTTACATCGCCTTTCTTATATGCTATACTACTTAAAGAAACAACATTGGAGATTACATATGACTATGACAGCAACTCAAAAAGCAGACCGTTTGGCCCTAATTAAAAAGATTGGCGATCGCCGTAACAAAATGGCTAAGATCAAAGCCAACTCTGCTCGCACTATGCAAAATGTAAAGCATACTAATATCAAGCCTAAGCGTAAGTCTGTAGAAGCTCCTAAAGAAACCCACAACATTTATCAGTGGACTGATGCTTCTAAGTATGCTGCCGAG